CACCGGTGGCGGACTGGCCGGTTACCGTATAGTCAACATTCTGGGCTGTGGTGACGGTCCCTACCGCACCGGTGGCGGAGACTCCCGTAATATCAACAGTGACATCAGTTCCGCCCTGTGGGGCAAATTGGTAAATCTTTGCTACAGGGCGACGCTGTACAATGTATGGGTTATCACTCGTGCGGGCGATGTTTACAAAACTTTGGGACCCAGAGTCTCCGTTAATGTATGGATATTTTGCTTGATTCCACGAAGACCACGCGTGGTCTACTACGGTTTCGGAGGGCGCGTTTATGGGCGTAACAAGCGGGTTGTAATACCTAAGTGCGTTAGGACGAATGGTTTTCGGGTCCGCGCTCCCCAAGGCCAACGCGACTATTTCTCCGGTGGAAAGGGCTTCATCCCAAATAGCAACGTGGGCTATAGCCCCGGCAAAGTATTGGTCAATGGTCCCAAGTGAGTTATAAACGGACGCCCCAATTGCAAGATTCGTGGTGTTGGCAGGGAGCGATCTAATGCCAGTATTTGGTGAGCCTGCGGTTCCATTTAAGTACGCAAGTTTTAAGTTCAACTGGGGATAAAGCCCTAAACAATGATTCCATTGCCCTCCATTGACTAAGCCGCCGAAAGCGTTGTTGACACCGCTATTGTTAGCGATTTGAAATGTTAGACGGCTACTATTTTGAAGGTAAAGTCGAGCACATTCTCTGTTTGCGGCTGCTGAAGCAAGAGACCCAAGCCGGACTAGCCCTCGGTCAGACCCCGTAGTTGAATCTGGTTTAATCCAGCAAGATATCGTAAACGGGAATGCCGTGGACGGCAGAAGCCCTGCCTCGTAACTATAAGACGTTGACCCGTCAAAATAAGCGGCCATGGTCTCGCCTTATGCGATGTCGTACTTGACACCGTAGTAACTGAAGGCGTCTGTGTTTACCGCAGTATTACGAAGATTGACGCCCGTGTTGTGCGCTACATAGAGCCCCCAATACTTTGGAAGCACTCCGCCAAAAAGCTGGGCAACTGAGAAAGGAGCGACGTCGTAGGCGACATCAGAGGTATTCGCAAGCACGCTGATTACCGCAGCGAGCCGAAGCGCGGAATACAGAACACCTGTATTCGTGAGTGTTTCGGCAGACGCAGTGCCGTCCAACACATCAATCGGGGTAGTTGCTAGGCTGGTGTTAGAGCCATAAACATATATATTGATAGACGTATTGGTTGTAGGAGTGGTGCCAACAGAAACTGCGCCTTGAACAATAGCATCCAGATACTGATTCGTAGTATTGTCTATCTGCGCACTCTCATACCCAGCTACAAAAGTCGAACTTGAACCGAGGTTGGCCAAGTCCATCGTAATGGTAGTATTCGACCCATAATTCGTCGTAGTAGTCGCCATTACGAAGCCCTCGCCTCGGCAATATCGCCGTAGTTAACGTATCCGCCGACTCCTGCCACCTCCTCGGGGGTTTGCATTGTAGCGCCCAGAGAAATCAGTGAGTCCATCTCGGTCTGGGTCATAAGACCTACCATCACGAACAGAGAGAGCATCGACTGATTCTCGAAACTGCCAGTGTCGAACTCCGGAACATCTCCGCCATTGAACAAAGCTTGCGCGGCCATCCCAGCATTCTGAACAGCGATGTTTTGTTCCGGGGTCCCCGCCGAATAAGTGGCAGCGGAGTTAATGGCTGTAAACCCCGCATTCGCGCCCGCCCACTGGAGAAGAGTGGCTTTGCTTATGTTGCCCTGCACCTTCACCGTGGGGGAATTCAGCGCCACGACAAGCTCATCGTCCGTCATGGTGTCATACGGAGGCGTCTCAATCAGTGCCTTCAGCTTAACTATATCCACCATGACGGATTCCTTTATTCAATGCGAATAATGGCGGTAGCGCCGTTCGTGCCCACGGCAGGGAACTGAATTACAAAGCTGCCGGAGGTCACGGTCTTGTCCGCAAGAAAGTCGAGCACCGCAACTGCCTTGTCAGACTTGCTGCTGTTGTAAATCAACGCACCGCGAGCGGTGAACGTCGCAGATGTCCACGTCGGATCGTTGCTGAAGTCAGTATATGCGGTCGTGCCACTCGCGGAACTGGGCGTGACGTTGGTCAGCGCCTCTCCAGCGGTCGTATATCCATTGCCATTGGCCACTTCTCCCGATGCGGTGTACGCGGTGGTTGCCGCGTCCAAAGAAGCGCTATTGGTGTACAGCGCAATCTTGAAAGTGTCGCCAGTGGAAGCGGTGAAATCGTGTGTCGCGGTCAGCAATTCGACCTTGAACGACGTGCACATAAAAGAACCGGTAAATGCCATTGCTGGTCTCCTAGTCTATGTCGACGATCTTGTCGGCAATTTGGTTGTAACCCTCTTTGCGAAGCTTGTTCGCAATCGTTGTACGCTCTGTGAGAGCTACACGCTTGAAGTAGAACTTAAGGACTGCCCGAAGGTCGTCCCTAAATGCCAACGCTTGCTCTCTAATCGGCATAGGCGCATTTTCGGAGACGCTTACAATCCGATTCAGTGCCAGTTCCGCCCATTCGTCAGACGACATGCCCCTATCCTGAGTAGTCATGACCAAGGGCGTTCCAACAAGGCCTCCAATATTCATGCTGCTTCCTTTTTAAGGACCGGGACTTTCATACTTAATTGGGATGCGTGGCATACCGTCACGATATTCATCCCTGCGACGACGGCCCTGCTGTTCAATGCCAAGACCTTGGACAGCCTGAGAATAACTTTTCTCAAAGTAGGCCATCATCTCCGGCGGACCCTTAGTATAACTGTACGCCTGCATCAGCGTTGCGTAAAAAAGCGCTTCAGGGGCGTTTGTGCTGATCCAAGTGGTCTGATTTGTCGGAGATAGCTGTGCTGGGCGATAGATATATCCAAGCTCTACGGGCAAAGCCGTGCTAGGGGTAGGGGCCACGTAAAAAGTGTTCTGGTCCCAGACCGAATAGTACTTCGGGACGCCCGTAGCTGTGCTATCGGGCCAGTATTCCTTCATAAAAGAGGTGTCTCGGAAGTCCAAGAATATCTGATTACCCCCGGAGGTAATCATCATGTACCGGTGGGTCAGGATATCGCTTGGTGTAGTCAAAAACCGGTTGTCGGAAGTCAGGTTTCCGGCTACTTCGACCTTAAAAACGTCCAAATCAATGTCCCTGAGAATCCTATTCTCAGAAAAAGTGATGAACGTGTTGATAACCGAGGTGGTAAAGACATTACTGTCTACCTCGGTGTACCCTCGAATGTTCGAAACAAGCTCGTCATACGTCATGTGAGCGTCACCGTCACGGCTCCAACTTGCCCAAATCCTACCACAAAGGTAGGCTCAGGGGCTGGCTGCATGTTATTTGTGTTGGAAGCGCTCCCGATGCTTTGAATAAGCCCGTCCCCGGGGATTCCTACGTACACGACCAGCGGTTCTATGATGTCAGGACGGGGTTGATTCAACGCAATAGCGTCCCCTTGGTACTTCAAGGGCTCTAACTGGGGCTCTTTAGGCTCGTAGTCGTCCGGACATACCTTGAATCCGCGCCAGTTTTTACGCAGGACGTTGTACCGATACCGCTGTCCGCAGTAATCGCAGAGTCCAAAGGAGTATTTGCCTGTGGCGTAGGCCATGTCAGGCCCCTAGATCGGGCACCAGACGAAGGCTTGCCGTGTCCCGGTCCTCCTGAGCAGCCCGTGTGAAGTCCTCTTCGTACAAGGCCTTGAGCATTTGGGTCCGTTCAGGGGAGTACTTAAGCGAAAGATGGTACGCAAGCCCAGAAACCAAGCAGGGGAGAAATCTAAAATTGACATCCGCCGTGTTGGTGTAGCCCCCGGCGTCCTGAATCCGGCGAATCCGATAGTAAACAAAGGTGTACTGGGCCGAATCTGAGGCCGGATACAGGAAAACCTTAAACGTATTGGCCCGCTGGACGTAATACTGGGCAGGGCGGGCCTGCGTCGTCTTGTCCGGGATGTTCAAATACTCTTCGCGACCGATTCTATCGATTGTAATGTCGGTAGACGGCGCTTGAGTGGCATCTCGGATGACGGCGGACAGCACATTGACCGTGTCAGAGGACAAAGTCAGTTCTCTTGACCCAACGGACAAGGGAAAAGTCGCTTCTTCAATGGTCCAGAGGTTTAACCCCCTGTTTGCCCATTCCAGAAACAGGATATTCAAGGAACGACGGGCAGAACTGAGCATGTAACCGTTGGTTACACGCATTCCGCAGCGCTCAAACGCCTCCTCGACAATGTCGTCGATTTGGAGATTGAAGTCCGTTGTCCCCGAAGTAGCCATTTTCTACTTGTAGCCCCGCCTCATCATTCCTCCGCCCGCCTTTTTAGCCACGCAACTGCCGCCATTACGCATCATGACGGGGCCAGTCTTCTTGCTGGTCGCCTTGATCATCTTGCCCTTGCCACCGCCCTTGGTGGCGCAGCCCATTCCACGTGATTTAGGCATTGTTATCTCCTAGCGTTTGATCATGGGCTCAAGGGGGAGCCTCCTGCCACTTTTGGTTTTCATGGTCTTAGGCTTAGGCTTCTTCAACATAGGCGCAGTAATATCAGCCAACCTAGAAAGCGCGTCCTTCCGACCGCCTTTAGGAAAGCCAAGGCCTTCTGCTGCACTTTCGCCTTTAGGAGGCGTTCCTCCAGCGCGCTTGACCACGCATCCGCCACCTCGGGTGGCACTGCCCATTCCGCGTTTGCTTTTCATTTAAGTACCCTTGGCTAGTACGTCGAGTTTCACTTCTAGTCGGTTAAAGCGGTTGTCCACATGCTCAACCAACTTCTCCATATCTGCCCTGACCTCTGCGCGTGTAATGTGATCGCGAGCAATTTCTTCTCTAGTCTTGTTTAGAAGAACGCCCAGACGGCCCAGCTCTGCGAACTTGTCTTTAAGAAAGAAGCCCATCATAGCCACAAGCGCGGTGAGGACAATGTTCCAAATCATCATTTCCACGACTTAACACTTCCATCTTTTTCGGGCCTGCCTTAGCCGGCTATTGGGGTCTTTCGCGGCCTGCGGGAACTGTTTCATTTGTCCCGCAGAACGGGCGCAAAAAGACTTCCTCCTTTTTGCGCGAGACTTGGATGGGTTGCTTTCTGTTACAGCGGTTTGCAGCTTACTCCCGGGGTTAGCTTTGCGGTAAGCGGCAACGCCTTTCTTGGTCATTCCCGCTCCAGACTTGGTAGAACGGAAATTACCAGACCTCACGGAAGTCCGAATTCCCATTCCTTTAGCCATTAGGCAGCGGCTCCGCCTACAAACAGCAAAGTAACAGAAGTGACTTCTGCGCTACTGAAGGTAACGTGAATCCCGTTTTCAAACAGTATGCCGTTGTCCGGGATCATCAGGTCTTGCGCCCCTGCCGCTGCCGGAGTATTGACCGTAAGCTTTACGGTCCCGGATCCTCCCCCTGACCTAAAGGTCAGGGTAGCGGCAGTGCCAGTATTGGTAAAATACAGGCCCTGAAGACGGGTTCTTCCGTTGACAGCCGTGGCGGTGTCGGTTTTTTGTACCGACTGGACATCACTTGCGAAGCTCATGTGAGCCCCCTATTA